AAAAACAATTAGGCATTGATCCTATAGGTTTCAAAGGCGGCGGCCTGGCAGAAATCCTGGAGGTGTAATGGCTTTTCCAATAGGTAATACATTTGGTGTTGCAGAAAACATCTTAGAAAAAAATGAACAAGCAGCCCAAAAAACTAGACTTAGAATAGATAGATTTAAATTTTTAGTGCGGGAAGAAGGAATGTCTCCTAGAGAGGCTAAGAAAAAAATTATTGAAGAGTTTCAATTAAACAGAAGCCCAAAAGCTGGTACTCCTGTTTGGATGACTAGAGGTAAGCAAGAACTTATAGCAGAGGGTTTTGATTATAAAGAAAGTCCTAGGGGTCCTGAAAATGTAGGTGGTGCAAAAAAGGCAAGAGACAAAAGAAGTCAAGTTATAGAAAATTTAGATGAAAGAGTAAAAAGAACTAAACAAGTAGCAGGATTAGGAAAACAATATCAATTAGCACACACTGCAAATATTTTTCAAGCTAAAAAATTAGGTATTGATTATCCAATTGATGCGTTAGCTATACAGACTGAAAATGTAAATAATAAAGTCGCAGAAGCTTTAAATGATGAATTAAAACCTTTGTATAAAAAACAATTAAAATTAGTTAACAAAATGAAAAGAAAAAATACAACAGGTCTTCAAAATCAACTAGATAAAATAAATTTTAAAATATCAGAAACAGTTGCAACAGGAGGCCAACAAGGAAATGTTGCAGCAAATGTTTTAAAACCAATTATTGTAGACCCTGAAACTTTAAAAGGAAGAATTTTAGATTTAGGTTTTGATACTTCAACAGAAATTATGGCAGAGCCTGGAGCAACTACAAAAGCAGCGGCTGGATCAGCGGATGATTTATTTGCTAGAGGAAGCGTTGAGTCGAGACTAAAAAATGTGAGAAGTCAATTTGAAAATAACACAGATAATATTTGCTCTATCTTTGGAAAGAAAAACGGTGGTTCAGTAAAAGCATGTTTAACTTCTTTTGACCAACAAGTTAAAACAAATCCTCAAGGTTTATTTCAAAAAATTTTAAATTTTGCAAAAACACCTGGTATTAGAGGATTTGGTGCAGCTGCAATTGCAGGAGCTGCCGGTGCAGGATTAGTAAAAGAATTTAGAAACGACGACCCAACAACTTATCTATCAAACGAAGATCAACAGAAAAGTATGTTGGTTGAAATGGCAACAGATCCAGTGACAATAAATTTTGATAGACCTGCAATATTAGATTATCAATTACCGGCGTTGGGTGCAGAGGCTGCTGCAGGTTTAGCTGTTACAGCACCATCAACAATTAAAGCTAGTAAATCTAGAGCACTTGGTATTGAAAAGAAAAGAGTTGCACCTGGTACAATTAAAACTGGTGCAAGAGTTTTAGGTAGAGGTCTAGCTTCACTCGGAACACCTCTAGGTTTATTACCTATGGAAGCAGCTAATATAACTTCACAGATAGCAGAAGGTGATTCACCATTAGATATTGCAACAGATCCATTGAATTATCTTGGTGCAACATTTGCAGAACCAGCAACTAAAATTGCAGCTAGAGGAGTCAATCCTAAAATAGCATCAGCTATGAGATTAGGTATGAGTCCTACAGCATTAAGATTATTATCTAGAGCTGGAGGTATTGGATTAGGAGCATCTTTAGGTATAATGGGTCTACAAAAATTAAGTGACTTATAATGGTTAAATTAATACCAGGGGGTGGACCACCACCAAAGAAGGGACCTAATTCACAGGGGTTGAATGTTCCTTTTAAACAGACTATAGTAGTCAAGAACTCGGAGAAAAAGAATGTCAACAATAGACAAGGCTCTACCAAACGTCGTAGAGAACAAAGTAACAACGCCTAGCGACGAAGAAGTTGCAATAGCAGAAGAACAAGTAGCAGAATCACAAGGTGGTGAAGGCGTAGAAGTACAAGAGAACGAAGATGGTTCGGTAGATATTAACTTTGAACCAAACAAAGTTAATCAACAAAATACAGAATCACATTTTGATAACTTAGCAGATTTATTACCTGACGATGTTTTAGGTACGTTAGGGTCAGATCTTTTTAACAATTACATGAATTACAAATCTTCTCGTAAAGAATGGGAAGATGGTTACATAAAAGGTTTAGACCTTTTAGGATTTAAATACGAAGATAGAACACAACCGTTTCAAGGTGCTTCAGGTGTAACACACCCGGTATTAGGAGAAGCGGTCACACAGTTTCAAGCACAAGCTTACAAAGAATTACTGCCAGCAAAAGGTCCAGTACACACTCAGATCATGGGTGTTGTGGACAGAGTAAAAGAAGATCAAGCGGCTAGAGTAAAAAATTTCATGAACTATCAACTCATGAACAAGATGAAAGAGTATGAACCCGAGTTCGATCAGATGCTTTTTTATCTCCCTCTTAGCGGCTCTGCTTTCAAGAAAGTCTACTACGACGAATTACTTGACAGAGCCGTTTCTAAATTTGTTCCGTCAGACGATTTGATAGTTCCGTATACAGCGACATCATTAGAAGATGCAGAGGCTGTGATACACAGATTAAAAATGTCTGAGAACGATTTAAGAAAAAAACAAGTATCTGGTTTTTATAGAGATATAGAAATACAACCGGGATACACACAGGACACAGAAGTTGAAAAGAAAGAATTAGAAATAGAAGGTGTTAGAAAATCAAAAGAAGAAAATGATTTTACAATTCTAGAGTATCACGTTGATTTAGACTTAGAGGGTTTTGAAGATTTAAATCAAGAGACTGGAGAAAAAACAGGAATTAAATTACCATACATTGTAACTTTAGATCAAGGCAGTAAAGAAGTTTTATCTATTAGAAGAAACTTTAAAATGGGAGATCCACTTAGAAAAAAAATAGATTACTTTGTACACTTTAAATTTTTACCTGGTCTAGGTTTTTATGGCTTTGGTTTAATACACATGATTGGTGGTTTATCCAAAACTGCAACAGCAACATTGAGATCTTTAATAGATGCAGGAAGTTTTTCAAACATGCCTGCAGGATTTAAGCAAAGGGGTATTAGACTTAGAGACGAAGCTGAGTCTATTAAACCTGGTGAATTTAGAGATGTGGATGCTCCTGGTGGTAACATCAGAGATGCATTTATGCCTCTACCATTTAAAGAACCATCGGGAACACTATTACAATTAATGGGTGTCGTGGTTCAAGCTGGTCAAAGATTTGCCGCGATTGCTGATATGCAAGTCGGTGACGGCAACCAACAGGCAGCTGTTGGAACGACGATTGCTCTTTTAGAGCGTGGCTCAAGAGTAATGTCAGCAATCCATAAAAGAATGTATGCTGCCATGAAACAAGAGTTTAAATTATTAGCAGATGTGTTTGCACAATATCTACCACCTGAATATCCTTATGATGTTGTTGGTGCACAAAGAATGATTAAGCAAACAGACTTTGATGACAGAGTAGATATTATACCTGTTGCTGATCCAAATATATTTTCACAATCACAAAGAATTAGTTTAGCACAAACAGAGCTACAACTTGCAATGTCAAATCCACAGATACACAACATGTATGAAGCATACAGAGATATGTACGAAGCGATCGGTGTAAAAAATATTGATCAGATACTTCCACCACCACAGCAACCTATGCCAATGGACCCAGCTACTGAAAATATTTTAGCAATGAGTGGTAAACCTTTTCAAGCATTCAAAGGTCAAGATCACAGATCACACATTACAACTCACTTAAATTTTATGGCTACTAATTTAGCTAAAAATAATCCTGCAGTTCTTGGTGCATTAGAAAAAAATATTTTTGAACACATTGCATTCATGGCGCAAGAGCAGATTGAAGTAGAATTTATAGAAGAGTTACAACAATTACAGCAATTACAAATGGCTGTTCAACAAAATCCAATGTTACAACAAGATCCAAACACTCAACAACAACTTTTAACTCTAACTTTAGCGTTGGAGGCAAGAAAATCTAAGTTGATTGCAGAGATGACACAAGAATTTAAAGAAGAAGAGAACAAAATTATGGGTGATTTTGGAAATGACCCTGTTGCAAAACTAAAAGCAAGAGAATTAGACCTTCGAGCAATGGACGATCAAAGAAAACGTGAAGAAGGAGAGGAAAGATTGAACTTAGATAAGATGAGAGCTATGATGAATCAAGAAAATCAAGAAGAAAAACTTGATCAGAACGAAGAATTAGCTAAACTAAGAGCAAATACGTCTATAGAAAAGACAATTTTAAGTAAAACAATACCTTCAGCACCAAGAATGGACAAACCAATTGGTAATGTTGCAATAATTAGGAACAAAAACTAGTTTTTATGGATAAAAAACAGAAAAAAGTTGCAAAAGTTATGAGAGAATTTAAAAAAGGTAAATTAAATATAGGTTCGTCTAAGAAAAAAGTAAAAAAACGTAAACAAGCGATAGCGATAGCGTTATCAAAAGCAGGAATTAAGGAGAAAAAATAACATGGCATGGTTTAGTTTAGCAAAAGTAGCAATTAACGCTGGAACGCACATATTTAAGAAGCGTCAAGAGACGAAAATGGCTATGGCAGACGCTCAACACATGCATGCAAAACGTATGGCCGACGGACAGGCCGAATACCAGGGTAAATTGCTAGAAGCTAGGCAATCAGACTGGAAAGACGAATTCATTTTATTGATTTTGTCAGCGCCCGTAGTGGTTTTGGCCTGGGCAGTGGTATCTGAGGATCCTACTGCTATGGATAAAGTTAAACTGTTCTTTGAATATTTTTCACAGCTCCCGACATGGTTCACAAATTTATGGATCCTTGTAGTTGCGAGCGTATATGGTATAAAGGGAACACAGATTTGGAGAAATGGTAAAAAATAATGAGCAAAAAATCTAGAAGAAGAAATAAAAAAATAGCTGCCTTATTAGGTGGATTAGGTGCTGCTATGTTACTTGGTAGAGGAAGAGGAACTGCTGCAGCTAATGTTGATAGCGGCAGAGGAAGTGGATTAAGACCTACTATCGATAACATGCCAAAAGGTATTGACAAAGTTATACAAGATGTAAGAACACCTACAACTATTCAAGACAGCATGCCAAGAGTTGGTATGAGAAAAGGCGATATAAGACCTAAGAATCCATTGTCAAAAAGAGTTATGGATGATGGTAGAGTATTTACTATTAAAGGTGCAAAAGAGGGAATAGCTCCTAAAGTTGGAAATCGAAAGTCAGCTTTTGTTTCAGGCAAGAATATTTTTCAAGATGGTAAAGCTTTTACAGGTGGTAGATTTGGAAGTTTTAAAGCACAAAAAGAAATGGAAAGAGGAATGTTACCGCCTCAACTAAGAGTACCAGTGCAAAGAACGCCAGTTATAAGTGATGCTTTTTTTGATGATGCTATGGCTAAAGATGGTGGTAAAATTGTAAAAACTGAAAAAGGTGGAAAAGCAGTAAGAGTTAAAAAGAAAAAAGGAATTCAAATCCGAGGATTTGGAAAAGCAAGGAGAGGATAATATGCCAGGAACAATGATGATGAAAAGACCTATGATGAAAAAAGGTGGCAAAGCTTTAAAAAAAGTTAAGCCAAATCAAAAAGGTTTAAAAAAATTACCCAGAAAAGTTAGAAACAAAATGGGTT